CCGCACATGCCGCAATGCGCAACACCACGCATACACCGGTCGCAACTTCTCGCTTTCAAGTCCATATCACCCTCAATTGGTTCGTCTGACAAAAATATCGCAGCTAGGAGCGGTCGGCTTAACCCGGAATCCGCGCTCCGTGCAGCGCCCTATCTCGGCGTCGTAGGCGGTACAGCGCCCGCACACGTCGCCCTCTTGCGGTACATCGATCATCTTCGCCGCCACGCTGGCCGGCATTCCAGGTACCGCCTGCACAATCGCCGCCACGTCTTTCTCCATTGGTTTCGTTTCCGGGAAGAACACCATCCCGGCGCCGTGATTGCGCGCCCAGGCCACGTCGCACAGCATGTTGGCGTAGCTGTAGTGCGGATCGATGCCGACCTTGGCGACCTTCGCGCGCGTCTTTCGTGCAACCTGCATGCCGGCGGATTTGCTCTTGCCTTTCGCCTTGGTCTCGTCGCCTTCGTTCTCGATGATCAGCGCGGTTTTCGTGAAGTGGGTGAACACCCAGTCGCGGCATAGCGCGATGCGGACCTTCTTGCCGTTGTCGAGCACGTCCTGTTCCAGCGCATCTGGGTCCGGGAAAAGGCAGAACGGAACCAGCTTTCCGTCGACCACATCGCCGCGTATCCGGTACAGGCTGGTCTGCATGCACTTGTACTGGTTCAGGTTGACGGTGTAGCGACTTCGGTCGTCTTCGGCCGTCTTGCGGTCTGACCGGCTCAACTGATCTCCCCAGGCCATCATGTCGTCGCGCAGATCGGCATAGCCGGCGAGGAAGACGCGGCCACGGTGCGAGATGCCGCGCTTCTTGTCTTCGTAGTTGGCGAATCGGCGCGCATCGTTGACGTTGGGCAATTGCTCGACGACGCACATGCTGACGCCGTAGACCTCCATCAATTCTGTGCAGCGCGCGAACGGGTCCAGATCGAACACGGCTTCGACATGGACCACGGCCTGGCGCCCATCCGGTAAACGCTTCTTGATGATGACGGCGTTAAAGCCGCCCATCTGGTCGATGCCCATGTAGCAGTCACGGCCGTGCGTCTGCCAGGTCAGACCCATCCGCATGCCTTCTGCCGCAGCCGCCAGACAATGCGCCATGGTCACCGGCAATTGTTCGGCGTCGATATAGGGCCTGGCCAGCGTGCGGTTGTAGAAGTTCTTCTTCTGGTGTCCGGTTTTCGATCGGCTAAAATCTTCGATCATCACGCGCGGCGTGATTTTCGGGCTGATCGTGCGCGGCAGCATGAATGAGCGAATACGGTCGCTGGCGTTCGGCGCATGCACGACGCATTCGCCGACTTGCGGGTCTTCGATCCAGCCGCCGCAGACCGGGCATGTCCAGGCGTACTCGCTCAATGGTGCATTCGGTATCTGGCCATTGTTGTAGGCGATGGACTTGTCCGGGAAGATGCCGGCCGGGTCAGATAGATCCGATAGCGCGTCGCAATGCGGGCAGCGCGTATGCCAGACCTCTTGCGTACCCAGCATGTACCAGTAATTGATGTCGCTCTCGGGCATGTTCGCCGTCGACAGCATCAAGGCAAAACCGATGTCGGAGTCACCCAGCCGCGCCAGTACCTTGTCGATATGGTCGAGTGCCATTTCCTGCACTTCGTCCAGACCGACGATATCCATCGGGCGGGATTCGGTTGTCACCTTGCCGGTCGTCCAGAGGAACAGGAAGATCGACTCGCCCATGACGCGCGTCAGGATGTTGCCTTCGCCGATGCGCTGGTCTTTGCCTTCGCCATCGGCGCGGAAGATCAGCCGACGCAGCAAGTCCGGCACCGAGCGCACGATGCGCATGAAGCGGTGTTCGCTCTTGTAGCTGGCCGTGGCCTGGTCGGGCATGAACATGCCGATAGTGATCGGGCCGAACTTCAGCGCCATGTAGATGTGCGCCAGCACTTCCCACACGGTCAGGCCAAGCTGGGTTGCCTTCTGCACCACCAGGATCTTGCCGCGCGCGTCTTCCTGCGTCGTCGGGATGGCGTCATAGATCGGGATCAGCGCCGGCCGGTTGTCCAGCGTGAACGGCTTGCCGTCGATTTTCATGCCGCGCGCGGCCAGGTCGTCGCACCATTGACGGAAGGTCATGTCGGCCGGGATGGCGCCGGCGCCGTAACCTACGCCAAGCACCTTCGCCTCAATCTCGGCCATCAGAAGGTTGGATGCGGCGATGGCTGACTTCAGCATGCTATCGGCCACGCTTCGCCTTCAACTTCACTCCATCCACTGCCGCCTGCTTGGCGCAATCACCATGCACGCGATGCTCGTTGCCGATCTGGTCGATAACCAGTCGGAAATAGAACAGACCCTTGCCTTTCCCTGGGGCGCGTTGCAACTGCTTGCGGCAATGCCAGCAGAACGACGGACCGCCGGACCCTTGCTGCATTCGTTCAGCCAATTGCCACTCCAAGTTGCTCATTCAGCGCCCGCATATCCGCCAGGATCAAGCGCACCACTTCCGGATCGCGCGCAGCGATGCGACGCAGCATGATTTCGTTGTACTTACGGGTTCTCTCTGCATCCATCAGCATGCCAACGACGCGCGACGCCGTGTCCATGCTGCGCAGAATGTGCGTCGACGCTTGCAGGTACAGCTTCGGGTTGACGATCTTGCCGTCATCCTTCTCGCATGCCCTGAGTACCCGCTCGGCGTGAGTGATGCATGAGTCAATGCGCGATGCGACGCCAGCGAAGCCATCGGTTTGCAGGTCAGCCAAGGTCACCACGGCCGGCAACTCGGCATCCAGTTCGACCACGGCTTGCTTGCGCTGCTCTCGCGTCGGCTTCGGCGCGGCGGCAACCTTTGCTTTGTGCGCCGCCACTTCCTTTTTTGCCTTACGCGCCTTGCGTTCGTCGGCGACGTGATCAACCTGCTTGATACCCTGCGCCGACTTCACCCAGCGGTAGAACGTGCCTTTCTGAACCTCCGGATAGCGCGCACGAATTTCGTGCCAAGGGTAGTCGGCGCCAAAGGTATCCAGCGCGTCGCGTATCTCTTTCTTTGCGCGCTCTACAACCTCTTCCGGAATGCTCAAAATGCCCAAAAGTTACACCCCATAGTCACACCAGTCACACATGCGCAGTCACACCTTTCTCATGTGACTGTAGCGTCACGTCACACCTGTGACTCACTCAGAACAGCACGCCTTGAGCCACTTCAGACGCTTCGGTATCTACTGGATACCTGGCAGCGCACGGCTTTTCGATTGCCACCTTCGGCAGTTCTCCGCTCGCCACCTTGGCGGCATGCTCAATCCTGGCGCGGGAAATCTCGGCGTAGTCGGCATCCTTTTCAATTCCGATGAAGTTGAAGCATTCCAGCATTGCGGCCTTGCCGGTTGAACCGCTGCCCATGAACGGGTCGGCACAGGTTCCACCAGGAGGCGTGATCAGGCGAACTAGATGGCGCATGAGTGAGGTCGGCTTTACCGTTGGATGCCGATTGGCTCGTTGAGGAATCTGATAGCCGTCATCGCGGCGCGTCATGTGTTGCCCACTGGTATTGCTTACCATACCGCCATCACGCTTCTCGAATCCATCAAGCCCTTCCTCACGATCAGCCTTACTCGCCTTCGGGCAATAGAACAGCCGTTGCGCGGTTTCAAAGTCGTCTTCGTCGTGTTGACATTGAGTGAAGAAGCGGGCGGCGCTGCCGGAGTCGTTGCGCGGCTCAAACTGTTCACGCGGTCCGTAGTCGCCATAAGTGTTTATGCTCGTCTTGTCGCCGTGCTGCGGCCCAACTGCCGCCTGCTGACCTTTGCTCTCAGGAAACAACGCCACCACGGCATCGCTACCATCGTGGATGATGTTGGCTGGCCAGCGGCCGGCGTCGCTACCGGTATGATATTCGCCTTCGGCATTGCCACCGCAATATCCCATCTCTGCGCGACCAGTCCGCTTCGTGCTCTCATTCGGATACGCCTTGCCATCGCGTACATGCGATAGCAGGCCGCCGGCCCCGGCGCGCAGTTCGTCGTTGGTAGCCACCCTGCACGCATCCACATTGATCGCCCCCGTGCCCCACTTCAGCACGTTGTCGGTCATCCGTCCTTCGTGCGGCTTCTGGAATAGTAGCCAAGGCTCCATGGCTGGCTTTAGGCTTTGCAGGCCGTAGAACCAGCCTTCGTGTTGCTTGGCGGCTTCGGTACTCGGCTCGCGCTTATAGGTCGCACCGTTCATCACCGAAGCCGAGCCATGATCGTAATTCACCCGGCCACGTCCAGAAGGCTCGTAATCCTCACCCATTTCCGAACGCCGAATATCTTCCGGCCGTGCGCTACCGGCGTCGAAAGCCTTCGACAAGTTCGTCGCCTTTGGAAATCCGCTACCAAACACCCACGCTCCCGCCGGGTGTTTGCGAAACCCGGCAAGCCGAATGGCCATGCTCATCAAGTCATCGGTGCGGGTGCTGGCGAACACGATCATGTAGGCACCTGGCTTGAGCACGCGGAAGCACTCGCGCCAGACTTCCGGGCCGGGAACCCAGGCGTCCCAGGATTTGCCCATGAAGCCCTTGCCCTTCGGCGCGTAGACCTTTCCCGCCAGCCAGTCTTGCATACAGGCCACCACTTCATCCTCGCCGTGGTCACTCAGGCCATAGGGCGGATCGGTGACGATCGAATCAATCGAGTTGTCGGCCAGTGTCTTGAGAATGTCCAGGCAGTCGCCAGTGTAGATGTTGAATTTATTCATGCCGCCGCGTCAATCTGGTGAAAACACACGCTAGACTCTTCAAACATTGCATCCGCGCTGGCGACCTCTTCCGCCCACTTTTCCGACATCGTGCTGCGATAGACGACGCGGGCAATACCGGACTGAATCAGTTTTGCGGCACACCTGGAGCATGGGTGATGCGTGACGTAGACAGTGCAGCCTTCGACGTGGCTGCACGCGAACAGCAGCGCGTTTTCTTCGGCATGGATGGTGCGGCGCAGCTTCTCATCGCGGTCCAGCACAACATCTTCAACGCCACGCGGAAATCCGTTGTATCCGACCGAGACGACGCGGTTCTTGGCGTCTACAATCACCGCGCCAACTTGCGTGCTTGCGTCTTTCGACCAGGATGCTACTAGCGCTGCCATGTCCAGAAAACGCTGCCGCGTAGAGTTCGCGGCACGGCGCGTAGGTCATATCGATTTGACGCTCGACAGACTCGGCCTGATATCCAATAGATACCATCAAGGCCAAAAGCGTTTCTTTCATGGCTCCACCAACGCATCTACCATGTCATCGAACCGCTCGCCGGACAGATTGCGCTCGTACAACTCGGCGAACTGTTGCACGTTCAGTTTGCGCAGCGCCTCGTATCGGTCATAGCCGGTCTTGTACTTAGCGAAATCGTTGTAGGCGTTGACTCGCTCGAACGGCATGTCAATGCGGTCCATCAGAACCTTTGAGCGTGCCACTTGAGTATCATGGTTGGCTTTCCAGTGGTCGCGTTCCTGCTCCACTATGAGCAATTCAACACTCGACAGCGGGAAAACCGGTTGAGGCCGGATGCACGACTGTATCATCCGCGCTGACTTGATCATCGGTACTACTTCATCTTCCAGCGCATACGCCACTTGCCGCGCGATGCCAGCCGTGAAGGCCAGCGATGCCGGCTTAATCGGATCTTCGCGCAGCCACTCGATCAGGCGCATGAACACGTCTGGGGTCAGCATCTCGCGCGACAGGTGTTCATTCTCGGCGGTCAGTGCGCCGATGCGCGCATTGACGCGCGTAAACGTGGCTTCATGCAGCACAGACAGGCGTTCATGTTGCTCAAGTTCATCTATTGCAGAATTGATTGCTGCGGAAAGTTCTGCTGGGTTGATGCCAGCTTCATCCATCGTTCGATCATCTTCACCAGATCGCCACGCTTTGTACTTCTTCAGATACTCAACAGTTTCGCTCACAGCCTGATACCTCCTATTTTTCCGACATCCGCCCTGGCGCTGGTCGCGGCACGCAGGATGTCGATGTTTCTGGCCTGCTGAACAAACGGCAGGGTGACTTTGCATGCCGCCCGGATAGCGACCTCTTCCAGCGGAAGCACACGCCATTCGCCGCGCTCCATTGCGTTAGCCAGCATGCGGATAATCGTCGTCGCCTGGCGGTGCTCATGTTCGCCATCTCCGGCAATGCGGCGCACGACTTCCGCATGGGTGATCAGGTCGACGGCGTGCTGTTCGCTGAATGTTCCGCCTTCAAGCGCCAGCAGCGCTGCATGCGCATCACCCTCAATCTTCCATGCGTTGCGCACATTCATCGGGCGCACCACGTCGCGCGGCTTGTACTTCTTGGTTGGTTTCTTGTTACCGGGCATTATTTGTCTCCGAGGTAGGCGCGGATGAACTCTGCGGCGAGTTCTGGCACGATGGCGTTTCCATATCCGCGCAGTCGGATGATGCGGTTGCTTCTTGCCATGCATCCCAATGTGGACTTGCCGCGTCCCATACTGGCTGGTATCCCATCAACCAGCGGGAATGTACCGGGTTCAACTGGCCGCCACTTTCCATCCCGGCAGCATAGCCAGTCAGCATCTCGCCATTGGCCGTTAACCTGGCCGGTTGGTCGCACCATTCCGCCATGTTCGGTAGGTCGTGCGGGAAACTGTGATGGTCCGCGTTCGTGTTCCCGCGCTTGGCCGTGTCGTGGGCTTGTGGAGTCGGCCAGCCTGCCAACGTGAACGCCTGTTCCGACAGAGGCTTCCCGCGCGTCTGTTTCGCTCTCGCATCCAGAAACTCTTGACTCCCCGATGCTGAGTGCCAGTCTCTTTCCGCCGGTGTCGCCCAGGTCGCCAGCAGCGCGGTCGTTTGCAGGTTCTCCCATCCTTCCCGCCCCTGACTTCCCGCGCCTGTACCATTGTTTTTTGTCGGAGTCGGCCACGAAAAACAATCGCTGTCTGATGTGCGGCGCACCGATGCCCGCAGCAGGTAAACCGGCATCCCCATAGGCGTAGCCGATTCCTTCCAGGTCAGCCTGAACAAGATCGCGCCATCCATGTCGAATCGCCGCTTCAACCTGCTCACCAAATACGACTGGAGGGCGGCGCTCTTTGATGAGATGGTGGAAAGCTGGCCATAGGTGCCGCTCGTCAGCCTGCCCAGCACCTTTGCCTGCCGCGCTGAAAGGTTGGCAGGGCGCGGAACCGGACCAAACAGGTCGATCATCTGTCCATCCGGATTGCCGAAGCGCGAGACTCCACCCGCCGATTCCGGCAAAGAAGTGGCATTGCGTGTAGCCGGACAGGTCGCTTGGCAACACGTCTTCGATGCTTCGTTCGTCAACATCGCCATCTGCGATGCAGCCGAAGGCGATAAGGTTGCGCAGCCACTGTGCGGCATACGGATCGTGCTCGTTGTAGTAGGCGCGCATGTCACTTACCACCCCCAGCCGCCTCGATGAACTCCCGTATCTCCGGGCTGTAGGCGCCATAACGGCGCACCGTCGACGAAAATTCCTCCACGTCATGCGAGACCAAGCCCCAAACCGGGTTGCCGTCTTCATCAAAGCGTGCCTCACCGTCGCGGTCGACTTTCTGCACGCAATGGCTGAGTTCATGGAATACCAGAATCTCGCGCATGCGCTTATCGGCACCGTCCCAGTATTCATGATCCAGCGTGATGATAAAGTCTGGCGCGTAACCAAGTGTATGTTCGATGCTCCAGCGGAACACGTCGCGCAGCCGGCCCTGAACGTCAGGCAGGTGCGCGGTACCCAGGATGCTCTTGCCGTGCCTGACTTGAGGTATATAGTCCATCAAGAACGCGATCTTTGCCGCGCCATCCTTTAGATGCTCGAATTCGACAAACGTATCGACCATGCGCGCGCCTATCCAGGTTGCACCGGACTGATCAAACGGGTCTGGAATGGTGTAACTCATTGAACTCCTTCCTCCTGTAGCGCCACGATGATGATCATCGGGAACTCGGGCCTGATATTCGGGTTGCGAATACATCGATGGCCGGCATCCTTGCCGCCGCGCCGCTTGGTGCCGCACGCACAGATTGAGTGGATGGCGCGCAGCGTGCTTTGCGCGTCTTCCCCGGTGGCGCCGCACTCCGGACAGTGCGCAACGCGCTTTCCGGTTACGTCATTTCTGAGCAGTACCCGACCCATACAAACTCGACATGCGTGCTCGGTGAGTTCCCACTTCTCGCTCATGTTCATCCGGTATCTATTCGATACCGGATTGTATATGAGTTAGACGCGCATCGGCATGATGACGGTAGATTTTTCTTCACTTTCATGAATCAAAATTGAGTCCGTCGAACTTGATCCAAAGCTGATGCCGATATGTTCGCCAGCTCCAGCCGCCACCGCATCCGCGAGATAGTGCAGATTGACCTGGATGCTTACATCGACAGAACCCGATGCAATCTGAACCACTTCTTCGCACTCGTCGTTCGGCGTTTTCAGCACCAACAAGCCACTGCCGGCAATCATTACAATACCCATCTGCTTTTCACTCGTGAATAGCGCGGCTCGCTTTAGCGCATCGGACAGTTCACGCCGGTTAAGCGTGATCTGCTGACCTCGGCGCGGAATCACGCGCTGCCAATCAACGAACTTTCCGTTGATCTGCTTGCCAGTCAGGCGGTATTCGCCGCATGTTGCGCGAAAAGCGTTGTCGGCTAGTTCGATGTCCACCTCGTCGGCGACCATGATGGCGTTCAGCATCATTACGGCTTCTCGCGGCAGCAGCACATTGCCATCAACGCCGGCGTGCTCGCCAAACACACGTTCCGCAGCCAATCTATGCCCGTCAGTTGCTGCTGCCACCATCGATGCCGGATCGGTTAGGTCCAAGTTGACGCCATTCAGGTAATAGCGGATGTCTTTCACGGCAGCAGCCGGCAGCGTATACGCAAATGCGCTGCGCAGAACACTGGACGGAACGGCGAACCTGGCTTTCGCTTGGAACTGGATGAACGGGAAATCTTGCGCGTGCAGGCCGGGTAGTTGGTATCGGCCACGTCCGCAGCGCAGCGTCGACATAGTGCCGTCAACGTCCAACGTGATCGTGGCGTCTTTCTCGAAGCCGGCAACCAGCGAGGCAAAGCGCTTGGCTGGCAGCGTGAATGTGCCCGTATCGCTGCATTCGACCTCCACCGGCGCGGACATTTCCATTGCAAAGTCGCTGCCGGTCAGCACCATGCGGCCCGGCGTCACGGCGACATGGATGTGCGACAGCACTTCGATATTGGCCTTGACGTCGGCGTGCGATGCGACCGCCTTGATGGCGTCTTGCGCATGGGCGCGGGTAAATTGGATTTTCATGGGTTAGCCTTTGGGTAAATTAGAACGGGATGTCATCATCCATATCGCTGAATCCGCCAGTGTTCTGGGCCGACTGCGCCGGCGCAGATCCAGATGAACGCTGATAGGCTTCGGCCTGCTGCTGGGCGCGGTCGCCACTGTCGCCGCCGGACTTTCCGCCGAGCAGAATCAGGTTGTCGACAACGAATTCAGTCGAATAATGCTTTACGCCTTCTTTTTCATAAGAGCGCGTCCGCATGCGGCATTCGACGTAGCAAGGGCTACCCTTCTTCAAATACTGTCCGGCGATTTCGCCTTTGCGGCCGAAGGCAACGCAGCGCACCCATTCGGTGGCTTCCTTGGTCTCGCCGGTGTTTTTGTCCTTCCACTTTTCGGTGCAGGCGATGGAGAAGTTCGCCACCGCATCACCAGATGGGAGATACGTTACGTCCGGGTCGCGCCCGAGGTTTCCGATGAACTGGCATTTATTTAGGCTGGCCATGATGCACTCCTGTAAATGGGCATTGCCCGTTGAGATGGCACGCGGCTTGTTGGCCTGACCGCGCGCCGGTGAAATTTATGCAGCTCGGCGGTAATCCGCCCAATCGCACGCCACCTGAACCGAGTTTTCCATCAAGCGGCTGGCCACCCGGTCTCCAAGGAATACCGGCATGGCCGAGACTGGCTGGTTCGAGACGACGACCATCGGGCGCCCGGCGTTGTAGCGGCCGTTGACCACGGCGAAGATCAGGCCGGCGTCGTTGTCGGTACCGCGCATCACGTCGGCTTCGTCCAGGATCAGCAGGTAGCTGCCGTTGATGAAGCGATCGATCTGGCTGGCTTCCGTCATGCCGTCTGTGTTGTATGCGCGCTTGATTTCGGACAGCATTTCCTGTGCCGTCGTGTAGCGAACACTGACGCCTCGGCTGACCAGGTTGTTTGCCAACGCGCAGGCCAGATGCGTCTTTCCGGTGCCTGGCGTGCCGGTCAGCAGCAAGGTGCCCCATGCAGCGCTGCCGTTCTGGTCGCGCACGGCCGCCATGAACTTGATCAGGGTCTTGACCGCCTGGACTTGCGCATGCGACCCACAGGTAAAACTTCCGAATCCGGTTTCTTGGTAGCGCGCCGGCACATGCGCGATGGATTGCAGATGCGCGACGCGCGCCTTGAACGCGGCATCGGCCGTTTCCTTGCGCATCCGGTCTTCGTAGCACTTCGGGCACGTCGCCGCATCGGTGCCGCGCAGGCGCACCGTCGTAAACGGGCCATGTTCCGGGCATTCGCCGGAGATAGGTTCGATCACAGCGCCCATGCTGCGCGCTACATCAGAAAACGGGGTCGATTGCATTTTGTTTCTCCAGCTTGGCTTCTTCTTCAGCCGTCATCGGGGTTGTCTTGCCGTAGGCGCCGGTACCGGGCGCCGGGAGTTGGTGGGGGGATGGCCTGGCGCCTCGATGTCCAGCATCGCGTTCCGCATCAGAACGACACCAGTTTCGCCAAGTCGCCTCCCAATCCGACTTCTTGCCTTCGCGCCGGTTGGCATTCGCCAGCCAGTGGTCCTTGAACCGGTCGGCCGTCTTCCTGACTCGCTCGGCGTTCCATGCGGGGAATTCTGCCAGCGCCCATTCCCCCCATTTCTTCGGCAGCACCCAGTCGGCTGGCAGACGGGTTCCGCGTGGCGTCGATTTTTCAGGATCGATGGGGTCTTCCGGAGGCGAAGCCGCCGGAATCGATGCAGGGGGCGGAACAGCTTTTGACCTTTCTGTATCTGTATCTGTATCTGTATCTAGGGCGTTACCACCGCGTTTCTGTAACGTTACATCGGCGTTGCCAGCGGTTTTTTTACTGGCGCGATGCCTCGCAACCCGCTCTGCGCTTGAGTCTGACTTAAATTGGCGCTTATCCCAATTCATCAGATTCCATTTGTCATCAATGAATCCTTTGCTGATAAAAAGCTGCTTTGTCTCCGCAAGATCAGCATCGGTAACACGCAGATGAAATGCGATTTCTGTTTCATGTAACGTTACAAGATCGTTACTGCAACGGAGGCACATGATCATGATGTAACGGCGCTGCATCGCCTCGCTCATCATTTGCACCTTCGGGTCGTGCGAAAACTCTGAATAGAGTCGAAACCATGTATGGGTCATTCGTCAAACCATTCCAGGCATCCGTGCATCATGGCGTGCGCGCCGTCATGATCCAGATTCGGCCAGAGGTAGGGCGCGGCATGGTTGCCGCGCAGGAAGCCGATCATCTGATCGTGGAATATGCGGAATGCGGTCTCGTCGGCCTTGGCGTAGCTGATCGACTTCGGGATAGGGATAACGCCGCCTTTCGGGCCTGCCGCCCACACCACCCAGCCGGCGCCGACCTTCAGCCAGACACGGAACATATCGAAGTTGTCGAACCGGTCCTGCAGGTTGAACACGGCCTGTTCAATCGCCATGTGGCGGCGATGGAACGGGCCGGATCTTGGCAGGATGATTTCGATCACCATCCATTCTCCCGGCTCCAATGCGAACAGGCGCTTCCACCACATGCGCCAGCCGCGCTTGTCTTCCTTCTTCACGCCGTCAAAACACTTGAACAGAAAGTGACTGACGGCCTTCAGCATGGATTCGCCCGGGAAGGCGACATTGGTGCGGACGAGGATGATTTTCGACATGCTATCGATTCGATACCGGTCAGCCCGTAGAACCGAAACCGCCGGCGCCGCGCCCACTCTCCGGCAACTCGGCGACGACATCCCACTCGGCGCGCGCCACCGGAAGGATCAGCATCTGCGCGATGCGTTCGAGTGGCTGGACGCGATAGCTGTGCAGATCGTTGCCATCTTCGTCGGAACTGAAGCGCGGTTCTCTACGATTCCACACCGAGACCATCACCTGGCCGCGATAATCCCCATCAATCGCTCCGATAAGGTTGCCCAAGACGATTCCGTGCTTGTGTCCAAGACCGGAACGCGGCATCAACGCAGCAAAAAACCCTTCCGGAACCGCCATTGCGAAGCCTGCCGGCACCAACGCGCACCCGCCTGGCGGGATGATCAGATCGGTATCGATGCAGGCGCGGATATCCATGCCGGCGGCATGCGCCGTCTCGTAGGCCGGCAGACTGCTGCCAGCCAGATCAACGAGTCGGCTGTCGAGTATCTTGATGGCGACTTTCATTCCGCACTGCTCCAATTCAACGACGGGACCATCTCCACTCGAGCGGTGGCGACCACCTGGCAGACATCGACACCGATGTTGTTTTTCAACGCATAACTTCCGGCTGCATCGCGCGCATCCTGTTCGTTGAAATAGTCCTGGTCGTTGATCAGGCCGCCGTTGAAGTCGATGTTGCGGTACCGCGCTGATGCCGGTTTCACCTCCGGCGCCGACGGCGGGTCGATGTCGGATACGCCATCTTTCAAACGCTGGCGCCCAAGTGATGTGATCTGGTAGGCGGCGCCACCACCTTCAATGACGCGCTCCACCAGCTTCAGCTTGACCGCATCGTTGAGCGCATAGCGGAGCTTCGTATCATCGACTTGCAGCGTTTCCTGCAACTCGTCGCGCGTTTGAATGCCATTCTTGCCCAATGCTTCCAGCAGTTTCTGCCGTGTGCTCATTTTGTTACCCCATAGTAAAGGTCAATCAATTCCACGGCATGCACCCAGCCGTAGGCCACAAACGCCGCGAAGCCCTGCTGCTACATCGCGGCAATCCATTCTTTTTGTTCGGCCGAAACCGGCGAGTCGTATGGCTTTGGCGCCTTCATTTCGATCCAAAGACCGGCAAACCCGTCACGCGGCACCGGCAAAAAAACATCACTGACGCCGGCGTGCACGCCTTGCGCCTTCAGTCGTGCCCACTGCATCGCCCGACGGCGGCTGTCGCCTTGTAGGTACGCGCCGTTCGGGATGGCAAACATGCAATCAAGGCCAGGGTATCTTTTCGATACCATCCCAGCCCAGCGAAACAGCGCTTCCTGCTCGCGCGCTTCCCGCTGTACCGGCCTGCCGCTCGGCTTGAGTTCACTGGATTGCATCATCGGTTTCCAGTAGAGACCGCTGCTCGCCCGCGAATGTCCACGGCGCGCGCGCGATCGCCACCGGCTTCGACTGGCCGATAAACAGGAACAATCCGCGCCGCACGAACGTCAGCGCAGGCGCCGATATGCTGCCCCACTTTCCGGCGCTGATATGCACCGCGCGCCACTTCAGCGGTCTCTTGCCGCGTGCGTTGCGGCCCTTCAATGCCTCGGCCAACCGGTTGTAGCACGACACACACAGCACGCCATGAATCAACCTGGTTGACTGCGCACCGCACGAACATCGGTAACGCGGCTTTTCGACTGGCGCCGCCTCTCCTGCATGCTGCGCGCCGATGGCGCAACCTTTGCAGTGGTGCAATGTCTGCCACGCTTGGGCGGTCTTGCCGCGCCGATAGGAGTCGGCGCAACTGGTGATCGACAGGCGCAAGCCACCGGGCATGTTTGGGCACGTAAAAATATCGTCCGTGTTGGCTACCGTACATAACGATTTTTTCATGTAGTGGTATCCTATAGAAACAACAAACTCGCTTGACGAGAGGATCACTATGGCCCATTACCTTGCCAGCCTGGACACCCAGGCTGTACTCGATCGCCTGTCCGTCGCCATCAAGGATGCCGGTCAATCGCTGCGCGGACTCGAGCGCGAAAGTGAACGGCTTAATCTTGCCGATCACGAAACGCTTCGTCACGG